CCCCCTTGCGTCCACTTGCATTGTCCTCGAAACGCTTGTGCATTTCAAGTTCCTTTTCATGCCGGTTGCTTGCGGGTATTCGTGCAAGAATCTCGTAATCCCTGTGGGGAGATGAGGTCTGATATCCGTTGAGACGGTCATCTGCCCGCACCGCCTTTCCTATCTTGATCCAGTCAGGCCACGCAGGATTCGTGATGGCATAAACCTCACCCTCGTTTGTGCTTTCGATTTTTTCATGTGACCACGCATCATCCAGAGACTTGTATCTTCCCGGACGATGGAGAGGGTGAGACTTAGAAACTTCTTTGCCATTGACAAACATGCGTCGAGAATCCCGCTTCTTTACAGCTTCAGGATTGTCCTTGTAGTACATAGGATTCCCTGTGTAGGGATTAGGACTGTTTCTCTTGCTCATGCTTTTCTCGCTTCAACATCCACGCCTCGTAGCAGGGATGGTGCGGATGGGGATCGTATTGAATCCATCCGTCACCCTGCTTCCACACGAGGGGTGGCTTTTTCTTTTCCTTCTTAGGCGGCATTGAGATCAACGACCTCGCATACGCCTGCAGTACACGCCAGTTCGCGTGATCCTGATGTGTTGTCTTCTCTCTCGTATGTAGACAGTGCAGCCCAGTCAATCACCAGACTGCCACGCTCTCTCTGCCACTCCAAGTAGTCATCCGCTTCGATGTCCTGATACGGAGCCTGCTGGTATGTGTGATCACTGTGAGGCAGGAAGGACACACCCGACGCCACATCAAAGTTCTCATACACCCACGCACCCACGTCCATCCACTCGTGTTCCTTCACTGTAATCGTGACGGAGGGTTTGTGTTCACACCAGTGCAGAGCGTAGGTCTTCCACAGTTCAAGCTGCTGGATTGCAGTCATATCATCGCGGGTTACAGCCCCCTCTGGTGACTGCATAGCAAACGAGAAGACAGTCGTAGATTCCGGCTTCATCACACACGCCTCACTATACACGCCCTGTTCCTTGAGGAACTGAGTGAGCGGGTCCTTATTGTCTCCGCGCACCGTACGAATATAGTAATCATTGTGACGAGCATGGATGCCACTAGCGGCGTCTACGAGTTGCGACACAGTGCCCGACGGCTTTACACAGGTGATAGCAGCGGACTGAGGGATTCCAAGCATCTGGGCAAACTTGAGATTGGTATCGACGGCGACTTGTTTCATTTCTTCGAGCCAGCGAGGGGAATCGACGGTCTTTGATAAAATCGAGTGATCCATGATACCAGTCAAGGATACGCCCAAGAGGCGTTCTTCTTCTGTGTTTGTCTTCCATACCTTCCTCAGATACTTGAATTCAGTGAGTGTGGACTGCAGGGTGCCCAAGATTGTAGCGAGACGAACCTTGCGCTTCAACGAGTCGAGCGTGTCGTGTTCGCGTACCACAACCTCTGACAGGTTACAGAACTGGTACGGACGGAGGATGATCTCAGAGCATGGGTTTGTGCCCCACATGTGCCCTGTCTCACGTCGCTCGTTGCGGGCAACCTGTGCGTCTGCAGCCTCGCGGTTGAAGATGCCACGCTCTCCCGACTTCGAGTCGTACAGAGCAAGCCACTCGCGCATAAATGTGCCCATCTCTGGCTTGCCCTTGTAGGCCACTGAATTGTTAGCCAACGCACGTTGACCCTCGTTCTCCCACCACGCACCAGACTTGGCGTGTGCCATCTGATCGTCATTCAGGTTCGACAGAGAAATCAGTGCAGAGCGACGTACGCCGCCAACGACCACGATCTCCCCGATCTTGCACATCAGGTCGTGACACTCAATCGGGAAGAGACGACGCCCCTGCGCCTTCTTGAACAGGTTCACAGTGAACACGAACAGATCGTTGAGAGGTCCGGGACCAGAGGCACGACCACCCATAGTCTTCAGGCGTTCACCCGACGCACGTACCTCAGACAAGTCCCACATAGGAATCTGTCCGGCGTAAAGTAGTGCGATCAGTTCACGCAGCGACTTGGCCCACCCCGGCTTCGAGTCGCCAACTTTGATCACTGTGTCTGTGTCGTGCATAGCATCGCTGATCACGGGCAGCTTATCCACGTTCTCACGCTCGACAGAGAAGCCCACACCGGTACCACACATCAGAATGTACATGCACTCGTCAAACGAACGAGGGCTGTCCACAGGAATGTAGCTACAGTTGTAGCCGCAGATGTTATCCCGCTCTAGAGCCGGACCCGCAGTCATCATACCCCGCATAGAAGGCATAATCTCTTGACCGATAATAGCTTGCTCAATGTCGAACAAATCAGTATCGGAGATGTCGAAATCATGTTTGCGTTTGACATGATTACGCATGAAGTTTGTATATCGGTACACGGTCTCGTCCCAGTTCTCTCGACGTTGTTCACTGTCGAGCCAACGGGCGTAACGGGACTTGTGGATGAATTGTTGGTAGGGTGTGGGCAGCATATTATTCATGACTATCTTCCTTTGTTGTGATCAGTTTATTTAAGTAGAACTGGGCTTTCTTGAGGTCTTCGATTCCGTTCTTATATCTGTAGCGCCAGAGGTACTTGAGGATGTTTCCCTGCAGGTAGTGTTCGAAGCCGTCGCCCGTCGCCGCTGCGATTGCGTCAAGGCATTCGATACCTGCCTGATTGTAGTGTGGCGGGTGATTGACGTTATCATGTGTACCTCCGTTTGCCCACGCGATGTTTGCCATACTTTGTAGGCTTGCCATACCTTCCTCTGCTGCTTTCTTTTTCATATAATCCTCGTGTCTCACCGGTTATCTCCACTACCAGCAATCGTACCCTTATTCATGCGACATTTCAATTTGTATATGTTCATCTCTGCAATCTGCTGCAGACTAAATCCCAAGTCATCCGCTAGGGCAGCGCAGTACCACAGAACGTCGCCTATCTCTTTTGCTATCTCGCCCTTGAACCTGTGATCGTCGCGGTTATCACGGAAAATCTTCTTCACCTTATCCGCCACCTCGCCTGCTTCTCCAGCGAGACCAAGAGCAGGATATGTGATCTTCATGCGTTCAGGGTATATAGCAAACTTACGGGCCTGCATCTGATAGTTGTTTAAGTTCCAGTTCTCTTTAATCATTGTGTCTTACCAAAATCTATCTTGACTATGTTCGTTCCGTCTTCGTGGTTGACAGTGGGGGCACCCACATCTTCTTCCATCCGTTCCTTGACATTCAGGAATGCCAGACGGGCCAAGCCCGCCTCCATGACCCTATCGAAGTCAGACTCTAAGAGTTCCATGATACCATTCGTTACGACTGTACCGGCCTCGTAAAACTCTTCATCCTCTTCCGTTGTGGTATCATACGCAGACACATGGAAGCTTTCCTCGTCGATCTTACGCAGGATGATGTACCAGCGGTTAGGCATCAGGGTTGCCTTTTCGAATTCACCCTCATCAATCGTCGTCATCTTTAAGCCACTCCTCTGGGATCGAACCCTCTGCCCACTTAAATCCATTCTTTTCAGCCCACGCACCATACGTGGTCTTACTGCCCTTGTAAATCTTATTACGTGCGTTGAGGAACACGATGCGAATATCCAAGTCAGGATGCTGCTCTTTAATCAACTGCATCTTTATCCTGTCGCCCTTGTCGAAGTATCCCTTCGCCTCGACGATTATGTCGTGCTTTGTCAGATGAAAGTCTGGCGTATACGTACGCGGCTTGGGAACATACGTAAGCTTCATCTTCTCATATTCGTACGGAATTTTTTTGCCGCTGAGTTTTTTCGCTATGTCTAACTCGAAGTTAGATCGAAAGCCCGCCTTGCGATTGCCGCGCTTCATAGTCTCATTCCTATCGATCCCATTCTTTGCACCACGTATCCTGCCACTCTTGGGGAAAGTTTTTCTATTGTGGAGAGTTCGTTTGTCAAACGGCTCAGTGGGACGCATACAATAACTCCTGAGTGTGATGCTCTGCCTATCTTCTGCAATTCAGATTCGAGGGTAGTGATGTCACGCTTTTCGGTATCGGATGTGAGTGCCCCCAGTTCGCTGTAGTTTTCGCGCAGTGTCAAGGGCAGGCTGCGTTCATTCAGGCGCAATCGAACGATCTTCCGCTCACCCCCGCTGCCGCCGTGCGACTCTACATAAACATGATGGAGGTCTTGGTTCATCTCCATCAGTTCTATCTCGTAGTCTCTTACGAAGAGGTACGGCATATTACAGTTCCTTTGTCTTCAGCCTTGTGTACCACACTTGCGGTGGTGACTTGGCTTGCGACGTTACACGGGCGTGTAGTTCTGCTTTCGGCCAACAGTGATGACGGAACCCGCATAGGTTGCACTCTTTTGCCAAGACCTTGTTGCCAGTGCGAAGAACCTCACCCTTACGCCGATAGGTTTCGAACTCGTCGGGATACGGCTTGAATTCCTTGACATCTGGGTCTGTCAAGAACTTGACACGCTCTACGGCATCCGCCAGATATTTGACACGATCCTCTTCTTGCCACTCTGGTGCCTCCACCATAGCGACTTCACCGCTGGACTTATTGACAACGATCCATCCACCGAAGGGCATACCGGTGGCTGCAGAGTACAAGTAACCCTGCATCACGTACCCGAATGGGTCATCGTTTTTTAGAGAGTCGTATCCGCCGAATCCAGTGAACTTGTTCTTGAATGCCCAGTCGCTTGCCGACTTGATATCCCAGACCTTCTCTGTGCCCGTCTCGTCTCGTATGATAACGTCGAGGGTGCCTTTGATTGTGTGATCACCCAGCTTCAGTTCGACCTGTCTCTGGGCATCGACAACATCCACACCAGCCTCTCGCATGACAAGCATGAGAATGGCCTCTGTGATGTCACCAAACAGGAAACGAAACAGCGTATTGTACTGCATCGACTCCTTGACGCCGTTCTTCTCTAGGACTTGCTGA